TTGGATAAATTCTGTAAATGCTTATTATATAGTAACTAACCATAGATACGGAGACACTTCTCCATATATGCAAGCTATTCACTTAGTGTTAGAAGATACTGATGGAGTAATGATAGCTTCTCTAAGAACTCCAGATTATGTAGATAAAGAAATAGCATCTGGTAATTATAATTCTGAACAAGTCCAGTAGTTACAAAAGCAGAAAGAAAAGTTAATAGAAATTAGGCAACAGATAGTAAATGCTTACCTTGGTAGTAATAAAACTATACCTACTACTATTATAAAGTCTGTTAAACCAGCTAAATTAAGAATAAGTAATGGAGAATTTAATAACCAAAAATCTCCAGAAGGAGCTCCTGTAAGACGTAAACTTACAGAAGTTAATGACTTTGGATTAGAACAAAATAACGTAAGAAAGTTAGACCAACAAGTAAAGGAATTGCAAATTGGTTATGGTACTGGTTCTGTAAAAGACTTTGTTACTGAAACTTTTGTAATTCGCAAATTAGGGTCCAATGACGAATTAGCTGGTAATGGTGTTGGTAAATCTGGAGCATTATATATATTCCCAAAAGCAGAACAAACACCTAATGGTTCTATAGCTCCTATTCAATTGTCTATACATAAATTAGATTATGATATTTATGGAGATGAAGTTGAATTGGGAAAAGATGGTAAGGTTAATTCTTTAGCTGAATTAGCATATAAGTTATTAATTGGTAAAGTAAAACTTGGTGGAGCTGAGCAAGATGTGCTTGATATTATTGTTAATAATGGTTCCAAAACCATTATTGGTGATGAAGTTGGAGAAAAATATCCATTTCTAATGGATAAAATGTTGTATTATCATCCTGAAGAAGGTAATACGCATATACAATTTGCTGTAAGAAATTCTAACGGTAGACACATAAAAGTAGAATTTGATCCTAGCAGAGCTTCAGAATCTCAGCATAAATTAGCTATAAGAAAAATAGCTAAAGATCTGCATTGGAATACAGATAAGTATGCTTTATTAGAACCTATACCAGATAGTATTGTTAGACTAGCTACTTCTTATTTTAAACAGTATCCGAATGCTAAACAATTTAAGATAGCAGGTTTAGAGCAATTAGCTTTTACTAGAGAAGACTTAGGAATAGGTACTGATAAAGGACCAGTGTCTTTACTTACTTGGTTAATTAACACTGGTAAAATTGAAACAGATTTAGGTGATACTATATACAGAGCTCCTTTCATATATACAGACGGAGTAGCTGTACCACAAGTTACTGAAACAGAATTAGCTAGTGCAAGCAAACAATAGCCAGTATAGAAATCAGCATAGAAAAAGGTAGAGGAAACTAACAATAAACAAGTAAAATTAGATAATAAACCTATTTCTACTACAGGTATAGAATATGTTTCTACTGATGAGAATTGGTCTGAAGAATAGATTAAAGATTGGATGAAAGCTAATTCTCCTCAATACAAATATAAAACTGGTAAATGGCAAATAATTCGTAGAAACGGTAAACTGCAAGCTGCTCAGAAATTAGCTAAAAGGGGTTTAACTTCACAAGTAAAAGGCGAAGGTAAATTAAATGTGGATGAAGCTAGGTAGTGGCTGCAAGACAAACTAGGTATTGACAAATCAGATATTGTTACTTCAGAAGCAGTATTTAGAATGGCTAATGCTCCACAAGTATATGGTGCTTTAAAAGTATGTATGGATAGACTTAGTAGTGATACAGCAGCTAGAATATTCTTATCAGAACAATCTGGGCAAGGAGTAGAATTCCATGAAGGTTTCCATTATGTAAGTTAGTTATTAATAAATGATAAGCTTAGAGAACAAGTATATCAAGACTACGTAAAACAATATCCATATTTAAAGGATGCTTCTAAACAAGAAGTAGAAGAGGCTCTTGCTGAAGAATTCAGACAATATATGCTAAATGAAACTAAACCATCTATAGCATATAGAATTAAGAAATTATTTAATGCAATACTTAAAGTATTAGGTATTACTAGGAATGGAGATTTAGTAAGAACTTTATTTAATAAAATACGTAAAGGAGAGTTTTCAAAATATAAACCATCTAAGTCTGTACTAGAAGATTTTGAAAAAAGATTTGGCGGTACGTTGTACTATTACGTTCCAGGAGTAGAGGATAAAGAATTAAAGAAAATAGCTTCTATAGCAGATGCTACTACTTTCTACGCAGTAGTAGATTCTTTAAATGCTACAGTAATGGATACATTTAATATTAGTAGCATTGAAGATTTACAAAGTTTACCTAAGAAGATTAATGATATATTTGATGATATTCTAACTACTAACTTAGAGTTAGGAATGTATGATGAATCTCAAGAACAACTTATCAAAGATGTAATCAATAATAAAGAAGTATTTAAGAAACAAATAGATGATTACTTAAGAAACTTTAGTATTATTAAAAAGAATACTGAAGAATCAGAAGAACAAGAAAGAGAAGAAAGAGAACTTGGGGATAACCCTGATAATACTTGGGATAAAGAAAGTTATACAATAAGTAAAAAAGCCAATGTAGCTTTCAAAGCGAAACTATTCTTTTATTCTATTCCTAAAACTAAATACGAATTTGATCCAGAAACAGGTAATAAATACTTAGTAGAAGAGGAAGATGACTTGTTGATGACTACTAGATCTGAAGATTTCAATGTTGTGTGGAATAAGATATTAGAGAATCTATGGAACGTTGAAAGTTATTTAGACTTAGTAGATAAATGTTATAATCTTGGTAAAGTAGATCCATTCTTTATGACTGTATATAATAAGTTAACTTCAAAAGATGATCCTATTGATGAGGTCACTTAGACTCAAATATTAAATACAGTTAAAAGTGCAAAAAATAGTTTAACTGCAATAATTGTAGAAAGAAAGCAGATACCTTTTG